AAGAACTACCAGTACGTTCTCGACCGAGGCAACCTGCACACTGTGCGGGAACTCGATCAGGCGCCACTGGAAGCGAAACTCGATATGGTGTGGGAGTTCCTCACGGCCATCCCCGGTTCGACGACACCTACTCCCGAAGATTGCCTGAAAAACAAGGGTGGCGCTTCGACGTGGGTGACTTCTTCGGCCGATCCGTGCGAGCCTTACGCGATTGATATCGAAGTGGAGTATGTCCCTCCGTGCGGCGGCAGCCAAATGGAAATCATCACTCTGGTCGATTACCGATATGAGTCATTGGAACACAACATCAAGGATGCCACAATCGTGACTTCGGGCAAGTGCAACATCACGGCTGTCTCGGATGTGCGTTCGACTTGCGTTGGTGTGGTTGTCCCTGACCTGGTACAGGTCTGATTTCAAAATCAGGAGTAATCCAACATGGCTCAAATTGAACTTCGTCATGCGAACATTCGGTTCGTTGACGGATATGCAAACACGGCCCTTAGCAATCAAGTATCGCCTGCCTCTGCGGCCGGTGACACATCGTTGCTTATCGACACAATTGGGACGCCGGGTATTATCCCTGTGTCGTGTCGATTCAGTATCGCCGGCGTTAATTGCCGGTACACTGTGACGGCCGAGAACGGTTACGAAATCCAAACTGCTTCGCTTGGTTCGCCGACAACTGGAACTTACCAGATTACCTTCCACGGTACTTTGGCCGCTCCAGTGACCATCACGACAGCAGCTATCGTCTATAACGCCATTCCTTCCGTGATCCAGGCTGCCCTTGTGACAGCCGGTATTTCGGCATCCGACGTTGTGGTCAGCGGTACGGCGGCTTCGCCCATCTTTAGCTTCCAAGGTCAATACTTGGATAAGGCGATGGGTTTGCTCACGATCGTTGGCGCCGGCGGCTACGATGGGACAACCACGGTTGTACGAACCCAAACGGGCGGTTCGACGTGGGAAATCTTCTTCACGCCGGGTTGGTCTACAACGAACGGGATTCCGGTTGACAATGCTGCCATTACTTTCACCGGGCGCACGCTCGAAGTGAACGTCGGTGACGGCACCTTGACTCATACCGAAAAGAAGAACTACCAGTACGTTCTTGACCGAGGCAACCTGCATACCGTGCGGGAACTCGATCAAGCGCCGCTGGAAGCCAAGCTTGACATGGTATGGGAGTTCCTGACGGCAATCGCCGGCGCGGTCACTCCGACCCCCGAAGATTGCTTGAAGAACAAAGGTGGTGCTTCAACCTGGATCAGTTCCGCCGCGGATAAGTGTGAACCGTATGCCATTGACATTGAAGTTGAATACGTTCCACCCTGCGGTGGCAGCCAAATGGAAATCATCACCTTGGTTGACTATCGGTATGAGTCCCTTGAGCACAATATCAAGGACGCTACGATCGTCACATCAGGTAAGTGCAATGTCACGGCTGTGTCCGATGTCAGAACGGTCTGCACCGGCGTAGTTGTGCCTGATCTTGTACAAGTCTAATTGATGTTGAAATCAGGGCCGTCAAGGACGACGGCCCAGGTGGCCAAGAACTCCGAGAGGTTAACATGAAACTCTTCGACAAGAAAATCGAAGGTCCGAATATCGAGCTTATCGTCATTCCGCGAGGCGGTGATAAGCAGGATATCGTATTGCAGGCTGCTGCGATCATGGACTTTACGCCATTCGAGCAGACGTGTCCTGAACCGAAACCGCCAATGAAAATCCTCAAGGGCGGCGCCCGCGAGTACAATCTCGAAGATGTTGGGTACAAGCAGGCTTTGAGCCGATGGGGCGATCAAAAGGTCGCCTGGATGGTTATCGAATCGCTCAAGGCTACACCAGGTTTGGAATGGGAAACGATTGTCCCAAGCAACCCCAAAACGTGGCTGCTCTACATTGACGAATTGAAGGCTTCGGGCTTTAGTCTGATTGAGATTCAGCGGATCACAAACGGCGTTTTCGCAGCGAATTGCTTGAACGAGCAGCGCGTTGAGGAAGCTCGGAAAAATTTTCTACGTGGGCCTCAGGATCAGCTAGTCGATACCTCTGGCCCAAGTACCGAACAGCCGAGTACGTCATCTGGAAAGCCTGCGAGCGATTCGGAATCAAACCCCCAAGAATCAACGCAGACCGCTGGGACGACCTAACGCCTTGGTCACAAGCCTTGCTTATTGCTTATGAACAAACTCGTGAGTATGACGAGAATGAGTTCCAAATCAATATAGCAAAGGCTATGATTCCGAAGGTGTGACCATGAAGCTAACTGCGAATTTGGCTCTTCCTATATTCGATCTTGAGG